TCGGTGAACGAGTCGAGTTCGGTTTTGAGCTGGACAGCGCGCCGGAAGTTCCGGTTGATGTTCTGCGCCAACTCACCGACGACGTTGTCGACGGAGTTCTTATCCTTCGGGTAACCAGCCATTGAATGCCCCCAGCAATCGGTTCGGTCAGGCGGCGATGTTCAGGGACAGGTCGAGATCACCGACAGGGATGGTGAACTCGTCCCCGACCGTGACCGCGTTCGCCGTGATCGTTCCGGAGCAGATGAATGTTCCAGATGTGGACGCTGTCCACCCGGTCCAGTACAGGTAGTCCTCAGAGGTGTCCACCTCACCGGTGGTCCAGGTGATCGCGGTGTCATTCGACATGACGCCGCTCGCCGCCGTCCCGAACGACACCAGTTTGCGGGTCGCGTTGCCAGCCACATTGGCGGTACCTGCGGCACCAGGCTCGCCCGTCACGTGAAGCTGAATCCACAGCTCCGTGATCGGCAGGGTAGTGAAGGCGCTGTTGTTGCCGATCGCATCGAGGATGTCGTTCGCCAGCGCGGCCGAGAGTCCAACAGCCATCAGGCACCGTCCTCGGTCCTGCGCGGACGGCCGCGCCGCTTCTCGCCCTCGGGAGCGACGGCCTTCTCCACGCCGTCCTCCACGACCGGCTCCCCGATGCCGGCGGCGCACATGTCGGCACCGGAGACATCGTCAACCTCGAACACCTCACCGGCCTCCGGCCAGTCCCGGCCATTGAGCAACCCAGTAGGGCGCCTGACGATACGAACCTTCATGATCAGCTCCAGACAGATCGTGATGAACAACGGAGGCGGTCCCGAGAGACCGCCTCCGCCCGGGTGCTACGTGGCGCTGTTCTGGAAGTACTTCACGGCGTTCGGGTCGACCGTCACCGCGCCAGTGCGGACCAGGGCACGGAACGCGACCTGGTCGTTGCCGAAGGCGTACTCGTTGCTGCGCTCGAAGCGGATACCGCCCGCGATCCGAACCTTCAGTGCAGCCATCTCGCCGAAGTAGATCGACTTCGCGCTGACACCCATCGAGGGCAGCTGCGGCACGACATACACCGGCTTGCCGAGGATCGTGTCCGGGTCGCCGGCAGTGAGAGCCGGCTGCCAGATGGACCCGTTGTTCGGGGAGCCCTTCAGGTTCCGGATCGCCGCGAACGACGAGTCGGCCATGATCCACGCTGCGTTCGTCCGGTACTCAGGGAGAACCGAGTGGAACAGGTTCACCAGCAGATCCGAACCCATGCCGGCGGTCGACTGCGATCCGAGGCTGGTGCTTGTGCCCACCGGTCCCGCGACACCCTGGGTGGTGAACCCGGCGATCGCGGCAGTGGTTCCGATGAACGACAGGGTCCGGGCGAGTTCACGACCGGCCGCCTGCGAGATGTAGCCCTCGAGGTCGAAGTTGACATCCTGCACCAGCTCCGACGGAACCAGGGTCAGGTAGCCGTACTTGCTGACCGACAGGTTCACCGTGGTGATCGTCGCGTCGTTCAGAGTGACCTGACCGCTCGCGGCGATCGACGCCGGGGTCAGCGAGTTCGCGGTGCCGGTGGTGGCGTGAACCGTCGCGACCGGCAGCGGCAGCGGGTTGCCGTCGGTGGTGTTGATGATGTCCACACCAGACTGGAGCAGCTGCGACCCGGCCACGGCGTACTGCCACAGCTGACCGTAGACGCCGTCGTTGCCGGTGCCACCAGTGGCGGACATGGCACGGGTCTCAGCCCCGCGCGACTGGATAGCTCGGCGCTCCGCACCGGGGATGGGCTTCACCTCGAAGGTGTCACCCACACGGGACTCGCGGGCCCACTTGCCCAGGCCCGAGTCGCCGCGGTTCTGCTCGGGCTTGTTCAGCTCGTGGCCGGTGGCTCCACGGAAGGACTCCTCGAGCTCGCGCCCGCGGTCCTCGCCCTCCTTGATGGCCTTGGCGCGCTGCTGGAGCTGCTGCGCCTCCGCGATCATGCTGTCGAAGGCGGTCTGTTCCTCGACGGTCAGGTCGCGGTCCTCGGTGACGCCCTTCTGGGCCATCTCCTGCGCCTTGGTGATGAGCGCCGCGCGGCGCTCCATCAGAGTGTCCGCAATGCTGGACATTGGTGTCCCCTTTCATGGGACTCGGATGGTGTGGTCGTGCGTGAGTCCCAGCGGGGGTCCGGTGGGCGTACAGGTACTGCGAACCGTCGTCTGATCCAGCGGGGGTCCGGTGGGTCAATGACGGGTGGATCAGATGGTCGCGTCCGGATCGAGCGCGAGAATGGCCGCGAGGGCAGCCTGGGACGACCGGCGCTTCACCCGCGGGTCGACGGAGTCGGTGCGCTTGAAGAACCGCTTCAACTGGTTGTCCTGTGCGAGCTTTCGGACTTCTTCGACCGGCGCGTCGAACTTGGCCGCGAGGCTCCGGACCGCCGCCGAGGTGTCCAGGTAGGCGGGCGCGTTGACCGGCGCCACATCGATGAGCCGCACCTGCTGCAGGGTCCGCAGCGGGAACCCCGTGTCGTCGGCGGTCCACTCGTCGACATCGGCGACGAACGCGAACGACGACTGCCGAACATCCCCACGCTGCACCAGTTTGTAGATGCGCTCCGAGATGGCGTCGTCCAGCATGTCGACCTCGTACTGCAGTCCGGTCTCGTTCACCGCCAGCCGCAGACTGCCGCCGCTCGTGGTACCGAGCAGCATGCTGTCCTCGTGGTTGTAGCGCGCCTGCACATCCGGCCACGCCTGCGAGGCGGAGCGGTTGAACGCGCCGGGAGCGATCTGCTCCTTGAAACCGCCGAGGTTCTGGCTGATCGCCGGCGTGAACTTAGCGGCATAGCCGCCGATAGTGCGCTTTTCCGACCCGGATCCGGCACGGATCTCCACCGGGACCGACGTAAAGCGCCGCTCAGCGTCGCTCATGGTGATTCTCCTCTTGTGTTCGGATCTGCAGATGGTGCGGGGGCGTTGTGGAAGTCGCCGCCCGGAACGGGCGTCCGGTCCTCGAGCGCCCTAGCTTCATTGAGCGACAGCCGCCCGTCCTTCAGCTGTGCACCAATCACCTCGGTGCGGGTCTTGAGATCGGTGCGGAATGTGGCATCCACGTTCAGCTTCACGAACTGGCGCTCCGGGAGCAGCCGGTTGAACGCGTTCTCCAGCCGCACCATGTACGGGCGCATGTCGTTCGCCCGGTTCAGCGACCTGGACTCGTCCGTGCTGTACGTCAGCGAACCCACCGCCTCGCCGCCGATTTCGCGGGGATCGATGCCGTAGATAGCGGCGATCTGGGAAGCGGTGAGCTTCAGTGTCTCGATGAACTGCGCGTGGCTTGGCGGGATCACCGAGATGTTCAGGTCCCAGTCGTTGCCGGTCACGAACGGTTTCCCGGACATGAACGCCGAAGCGGCCCGGTCCCGGATCACCGAGGCTGCGTCAGGCTGGATCTTCTGCTGGGAGTTCTTCAGCACCGCGGGAGGGAGTCCGCCGCCACGCCGCACGTCCGCGTAGTCCTGCGCCGACAACCCAGCCTTCACGATCGCCGCGTAATGCTCGATCGGCGACATCCCCAGGGTGTGACCGGTAGGCACGATCCACGGGATGTGCACAATCTGGCTAGACCCCACCGGCTGGCCGCCGACGTACCACTGCTTCGCGGTCTCGTCGAACGACCACCACTCCCGGCGCAGCCAGTTGACCACGGACGGGAACCCGAAACCGTCAGTCTCCGAGATCCAGCCCACGGCGTTCCCCGCGGTCGCCAACCCGTACCCGGCCTGCCCGATCCAGTTGCCGAGGCCTGGCCGGCCGAGGTCGTTCTGGCTACGCAGCAGCGGTGGCAAGGGGGTGGATTTACGGCTCTCACCGTTCATCCGGTACGCATCCACCGGAAGGGTCGACAGGAAGTCGACGATGTACCTGATTGCCGAGTACACCGGCGCCAAGTGTGAGGCATTCTCGGTCGATACGGTCCGGTATCCATCGGACGGATCGGTGTTGAACCACTGATCCGAGCGCTGTTCGGCCTTACGGAAGAACAGGCTCATCGGCTCGCCTTCCATGACATGAACAGCGCCGCCACACCAATCACGCCGAGGCACGCCGGCGGCCACACAAAGAAGGCGAGCGTCGCAAGGCACGCCACACCGAGCAGGTCGAGGAAGGTGGTCAACACGCGCACTCCCTCACATGATTGATTGCAGCGGGTCGTAGGAACCTGACGCCTTCCAT